ATAAAGAAGTAAGATTTTGTAAAAACATATCTTTAGATAGACGTTAAAATGGGGGTGACTGGTTTTGACAGGTTACCAATAGTTAGTACAATCAGCACAGAGAGATAACTGTATAAAACTAAGGTGAATCATTTTAAATGGAAACACAAAAGAGAATGCCCAAGTACAAGCTAACATGAATGTAGTATATAACCTTTTAGGTGATGATACACAAGAAGAAGCTTCTTATGAAGTTTCAGTAGCTGTGGCTGCCTAACCAAAGAATAGGTGATTACCTCAACACTGGCAAGAGGTTAAATTTGCCATAGAAGGTTTGTATGATTCCTTTAAAAACATTCTGGTGGAATTGTTTACTTTACAGTAGACCCTAGAGTGCGCCTGTAGACTCTTTAAATAAGTATGGGAACAAAAGCTGTATAAATTGTATTAATGAAAGTAGATCTGGACAGGGGTTCGACTCCCCTCACCTCCACAAGTATAACTAACATGTTAGCTAATGATTGATAAATCATGCATTAATAGCTAATATGATAGTTAATGAATGAATTAACCAACATTAAGAAGAGAAATGGAAGTAAAGAAAATTAATAAAAAGTTGAGGTTGTCAACACCTGATATAGTCAGATACCAACTCTTAACAGAAATACTGTTTTTTAAAAAAGAATACTTAATACCTTCTGATTTAGAAATACTTACATTGCTTGTAATGTGGGGACCTCTTGAATTAGGAGGCTTTTGTGCATCTGCTGCAAAGGTGATATATCCTGAGTCTTTGCCTGAAGAGTTATCTACACGCGCGCAGAACATTAGAAATAGAATTGTTAAGTTAGAAAAACGAAACATAATTGTAAAATCTAAAACAGGTAGAAAAGTTATTGCTTTAAATCCTGATATTGAAGTACAATCTAAAGGTAACATATTGTTAGACTATAATTATTTAGCAGTTGAAACCAGTAAAGCGTAAGTACATAATAGATGCAACAGCCTTGCAACTTAATATATCTAGAGATGTAGTGGATGATGTAGTGTCATATTACTATCAAACAGTTCAAAAAAAGTTATCTCTTGCTGATCATCACTCAGTAACTATTCCTAGATTAGGAACATTTGTTGTAAAAAGAAAATCTTTAGAACAAATGATTTTAAAACATCAAAGGTTTGTAGCAAAGATTGAACAAGACACAGATATCTCTGTTCAGACGTATGAGTTAATATTACAGAAACGTGCTGAGATAGAGAGACTTACACAATTACAAGAGAAGATGGCAGAGGAGACTGTCAGAAAAGAAGATGTAAATTTAAAAAAACAAATATATAGAGATGGGAAACTTAATTAAAATTTGGAAAAGTCGTGGTCAGATTGCAGAAGGTGTTATGAATAACATCTTTAAAAAAGAACATGTAGAAGACATTGCATTTTATAGAAAAGAGATTTGCAATTCTTGTGAGTTTATAGATACTATTGGTGCAAAATGTGCAGTACCTGGCACACAACCTTGCTGTTCAGAATGTGGATGTTCTTTAAAGTTAAAAATAAGATCCCTTTCTTCTAATTGCCCTAAAGGCTTTTGGATGGGTGAAGTTTCACAAGAAGAAGAAGACGCTATTAATAACCAATTAAATAACTAATTATGGCAATTATATTTGAAGCAGATACGCATTCATACGTATCAATAGATCCAGAAGATAAAACTAAATGGGTATCAGTTACCACTTTGCTTGGTGCATTAAAGCAACCCTTTGATTCACTGGCAATTGCAACTAAATGTTCTCAAAATCAAAAGAAAACAAATAAGTGGAAAGGCATGAGTATACAAGATATTCAGCAAGCTTGGAAAAATGAAGCTGATAGAGCTTGTAATTTAGGTAACTGGTATCATGATCAAAGAGAACAAGACATCATTGGATGTCAAACTATTGTAAGACATGATGTAGAACTTCCTGTTATCAAACCTTTATTAGATGGTAATGGTAAAAAACTGGCACCTTTACAAAAGTTAATTAATGGTATATATCCTGAACACATGGTTTATTTAAAATCAGCAGGTATATGTGGTCAATCTGATTTGGTTGAAGTCGTGAATGATACTGTACATATTACTGATTACAAAACAAACAAAAAGATTGATAAGACTTCTTTTGTAAATTGGGAAGGTGTATCAAAGAAAATGCTGGGACCAGTTGCGCATCTAGATGATTGCAATTTAAATCACTATAACTTACAATTGAGTATTTATATGTATATTATATTGAAGCACAACCCTAACTTAAAAGCAGGGAATCTTATTATTCATCACATTAGTTTTCATGAAAAAGAAGAAACAGATGAATTTGGTTATCCTATAACAGAGTTATCTGCAGAAGGAGAACCAATGATTAGAGACATTGAAGTATATGAAATGCCTTACTTAAAAAATGAAGTCATTGCATTATTGAAATGGTATGAGAATAATAAAGATAAAGTAAAGAAAAAGTAATGGTAAAATTATTTGATATACATAATGGTACAGTTGTACCTACAGAGCATTGTCACACATTGAAAGACCTTGCTATTATAATGGACTGTTACCCAGAAGATTATAATAATGTTTATGCTTATTTGTTTTACATGACTTGTCCAAATCCTGACCTTAATCCATTTTTTGACATACAAGAACATGAAAAAGAAGAACTTATTATTTCGCAGTTGTCTATCACTTTTAGTTTGGAAGATGATGTTGTCATTAAGGCTAAAGAGTTTTGTGAAAAGCTTTACCAAACTCCTACATTTCGCGCGTACATGGGTATCAAAACTATGCTAGATAAACTTGCAAGTTACATGGAAACTAGTGAGATAACTGCTGGTAGAGATGGAAATATAAACTCAATTGTAAATGCTGCTGCTAAGTTTGAACAGATAAGACTCTCATTTAGAGGTGCTTATAAAGATCTTATGGAAGAACAAAAGTCTTCTGTAAGGGGTGGTCAAAACGTAGCTTATGATCAAATGTAATTATGAAAATAGAACAACAACTATATGATTGGTTATTTCATTATAACTCATATGCAGGACAGTGGACAGCATTTCATAAAGAAGATCATAACGCATACTGGAATGGTTCAGAACCTAAATATCCTATGTACAAAAATAAATTGTTTCATAAAGTGATAAGTCAACTACATCATTTTGAATTAGATAAATCATAATGTATATATCAGTACCAACATATGATGATGTTACTAATCTATGGTCACACACAGATTTTACAACTAGAGAAGAATTTGTTGAGTTTATGTGGACCATGTTTAAAGAACCTGGTAAATATGAATTTGATGAAACGTCTTTAAAGTTTAATGAACAAGCTATATTATTTGATAAAAATAATAAGGTATATTGTTATGCTCCAATGCGTTCAAAAGACTATACTATATATTGGGATACAGAAAAAGAAAAATGTAGAAAAGGTGTAATATTTAAAAATGCTAAAAATAGTTGGTACTTACCACGTGATTACTACATGTGGTTAAACTTTCTTCCTATTTATAATAAAGAGATTTCTAAGTTTGGTTTTGCTGATGTAAGGGATGCCCAATACCATATGGCATTATATGAAGAGTTAGGTAAACACAGTTACAAACATGCTGCTATATTAAAGAAACGTCAGATAGCATCTAGTTACTATCATGGTGCCAAGATGATTAATTACTTTTGGTTTGAAGAAGGTAGCATCAATAAGATGGCTGGATCTTTAAAAGACTATATTGGTGAGAAAGGTACTTGGCGTTTCCTAGAGGAATATAGAAACTTTTTAAACACATACACCGCTTGGTATAGACCTTGTACTCCTGATAAGATTTTTAACTGGGAACAAAAGATTGAAATTAACCAAGGTGGTAGAAAAAGAGATATAGGTTTAAAATCTGTAATTACAGGTCTTATTTTGGACAAAGATCCTACAAATGGTGTAGGGGGTCCCTGTACGTTTTTCTTTCATGAGGAGGCAGGTATTGCTCCTAAAATGAATCAAACAATAGAGTACTTATTACCTGCTATGAAATCTGGTATGATTTATACAGGGCAGTTTGTTGCAGCAGGTTCTGTGGGGGATTTAGATCAATGTGAACCTTTACGTAAAATGTTAGATAATCCTGAAAGTAAAGATGTACTTGCAGTTGAAACTAACCTTATAGATGAAACAGGTGAGATAGGAATGAGAGCTTTGTTCATACCTGAACAATGGTCAATGAAACCTTGTATAGATGATTTTGGTAACTCTCAGGTAGAGAAGGCTTTAGAGATGATTATTGCAGAAAGAATTATTTGGAAAAAGTCATTAGATCCTGAAGATTACCAATTACGTATTTCTCAAAAGCCTATTAACATTAAAGAAGCTTTTGCAAGTAGAAAAGTATCTAAGTTTAATCCTGGACTAGTTACTGCACAAATGAGAAGGATAGAAGACAATGCTTACTATAAAGAATTTTTAGAATTAAGTAGAAGTGAAACTGGTCAAATAGTTGCTAAAAATTCAAACAGAATTCCTATATCAGAATTTCCTATATCTCCAAGAACTGAACATAAAGAAGGTGTACTTGTAGTATGGGAACGCCCAAATAAAGATGCTCAGTTTGGACACTACTATGCATCTATTGACCCTGTTGCAGAAGGAAAGACAACTACCTCAGACTCACTATGTTCCATATACGTTTATAAAACAGCACAAGAAATTACAAAACATAAAGCAGATGGTAGCATAGAATCATCAATTGAAAGAGATAAGATTGTTGCTGCATGGTGTGGTAGATTTGATGACCTTAACAAAACACATGAGAGGTTAGAAATGATTATTGAGTGGTATAATGCGTGGACTATTGTAGAGAATAACATATCTTTGTTTATTCAGTACATGATTGCTAAACGTAAACAAAAATACTTGGTACCTAAAAGTCAGATTTTATTCTTAAAAGAACTTCAAAGTAACACCAATGTATTTCAAGAATATGGTTGGAGAAACGTGGGTACATTATTTAAAGGAAACTTAATATCATATGCTCAACAGTTTATTGAAGAAGAATTAGATCATGAGACAAAACCTGATGGTACTATTGTAAAAACTACACATGGTGTAGAAAGGATTCCTGATATTATGTTGCTTAAAGAAATGCAAGCTTATAGAGATGGACTAAACGTGGATAGACTTGTTGCATTTTGTGCAATGGTTGCCTTTGCTAAAGTTCAAGAATCCAATAGAGGATATGCTAAACGTACTGAAAGAGAAGATGATAATTTGCAAAAATCAAATAATTATGGTAAATTAAAAATGAACCCTTTCAGGCATATGGGTAGTACTAATCATACTTCTCAAAACGCTGCTATGAAAAAGCCTCGCAACTCATTTAGAAACTTGAAATAAAAAACATACATAGTTATGCCAAAATTATATAATGCACTACAACTAAAATCAGGTGCAACTACAGAATATAATAGAATGGGTACACTTACCCAGCCTATTCAGTTTTTACTTGCTTCTCAAAAAAATGAGCAATGGGGAGCTTGGAATCTTGACTGGTTAGAAATGCAGGGTTTAAAACAAATCAGACGTAATGCGCGTAGATTGTTAAAAAACTACAAACTTGCAAATGGTATAATTGACAAATCAGATTACATTGTTGAAGAAGATAATGAGTATTCAGAACTTATTGATACTCTTACAAAAGAGGATGTATCAGCTTTTGAGTTAAAGTTTTTTCCTATCATCCCTAATGTAATTAATGTTCTTACAGGTGAGTTTGCTAAAAGAAATGATAAGATTACATACAGAGCTGTAGATGATACATCTTTTAATGAGATGCTTGACAAAAAACGTGCAATGATTGAGGAAACTCTTGTTTCATATGGTGAACAAACTATGCAAGAAAATATTGCAAAGATGGGACTTAACCCTGAAGATCCTAAACAAGCAGAACAAGTACAACAAATGATGTCTCCTGAGAGTATTAAAACTCTTCCACAAATTGAGCAATTCTTTAAAAAAGATTATAGATCAATGGTTGAGCAATGGGCAGGTCATCAACATGCTGTTGACTCTGAAAGATTCTATATGAAAGAATTGGAGAACATGGCGTTTAGAGATATGCTTATTACTGATAGAGAGTTCTGGCATTTTAAATTAAATGAAGATGATTATGATGTAGAGGTATGGAACCCTGTTCTTACATTCTATCATAAATCTCCTGAAGCAAGATATGTATCACAATCTAACTGGGTAGGAAGAATAGACTTAATGACTATATCTGATATCGTTGATAGATATGGTTACCTTATGGATAAAGATCAGATGCAACAACTTGAAGCAATCTATCCTGTAAAATCTGCAGGTTATGCTTTACCAGGTGTTCAGAATGATGGATCATTTTATGATTCTACAAGATCTCATGATTGGAATGTTGAAGGACCTTCTTTAGGTATGAGACAATTTATTGCACATAGAGATGCAACACTTAATACAGGAGATGATATTATTTATAGAATCCTTAATGAGTCTGAAGATTTAATGGACTTTAGTAACTACTCTTTATTGCGTGTTACTACAGCATACTGGAAATCTCAAAGAATGCTTGGGCATTTAACAAAGATTGATGAGAATGGTATGGCGCATCAAACTATTGTTGATGAGAACTATAAGGTTACTGAAAAGCCTGTATATGATAACACTGTTCTTAAAAAGAAAACAAAAGACACTTTAATTTATGGTGATCACATAGACTGGATTTGGATTAATCAGGTATGGGGTGGTGTTAAGATTGGTCCTAACAGACCTTCATTCTATGGTAACAATGATAACATGGGATTCAAACCATTGTATCTAAATGTTGAACCTCTTAAGTTTCAGTTTAAAGGTGATAGCACATTATATGGTTGTAAGTTACCTGTTGAAGGATCTATATTCCATGATAGAAATAGTACATCAAGAGCATTGGTTGATAAGATGAAACCATTTCAAATTGGATACAATCTTGTAAACAATCAGATATCAGATATCCTTATTGATGAGCTAGGTACAGTTATCATGTTGGATCAGAATGCTTTACCACGTCACTCTATGGGTGAAGACTGGGGTAAAAACAATCTTGCAAAAGCATACGTTGCAATGAAAGATTTTCAAATGTTACCTTTAGATACATCTATTACAAATACTGAAAATGGATTAAACTTTCAGCATTATCAAGTTCTTAATTTAGAACAGACAAACAGATTAATGTCAAGAATACAATTATCTAATTATTTTAAACAACAAGCATTTGAAGTTATTGGTATTACACCACAACGTATGGGTCAAACTCTTAGTCAAGAAACTGCTACAGGAGTTGAACAAGCTATTAACATGAGTTTCTCTCAAACAGAGATGTACTTTGTTAATCACTCAGAATACCTTATGCCACGTGTACATCAAATGCGTACAGATTTAGCACAGTACTATCATAGTAATAAACCAAGTGTTAGATTACAATATATCACAAGTCTTGATGAAAAGATTAACTTTGAAATGAATGGTACAGATTTATTATCAAGAGATTTAAATGTGTTTACATCTACAAAAGTAAATCAACGTGACATTACTGAAAAAATAAGATCTCTTGCGTTATCTAATAACACAGCTGGTGCATCTATATATGATTTAGGAAATATTATTAAAGCTGACTCTCTTGCAGAAATTACTCACACTCTTAAAACTATTGAAGAAAAAACTAATGCACAACGTGAACAAGATCAACAAGCTCAACAACAGCAGATTCAAATGCAAGAGCAAGCAGAGACTGAAAGACAAGAGGCTAAACAGAAGTTTGATGCAGAACAAAATGCTCTTACTAGAGAGTCTAATGAGCGTATTGCTGATGTCAGAGCATCTGTTGCAACAGGGTCGCAAGATTTTAATCAGAATAGTCAAAATGATTATATTGACACCTTACAATATCTTGATAAAAAAGAAGTTAACAATCAAAACATTAACTTCAAGAAACAACAAGAACTTAATAAGCAAGCCAATGCAGAAATCAACAATAATTTAAAACGTCAAGAGTTACAAACAAGAGAGAACATTGCCAATAAACAAGTTCAAATTGCAATGACAAACAAAAACAAATATGACAAAAAGAAGTCATAGCGTTATAGTATGCAAAATGTAAAAATAAATTTTAAGCATTATTAAATCTTTAAGATTTATTTGGTAGATTATATATGAAGAAGAATTAGAAACCAATTTAATATTAAAACATGAGTGTAGAAAACAAATCTCAGGTAGAAGATGCAATCATTGACAACATTGATGATTTTTTACCTATGCCAGGAGCAGAGAGTGTTGTTACTTCAGATGATGAAGATGGCAAACCTAATATGTTTAGTGCAAACAGTAAACCAATTAATCTTGATTTCTTAGATAAATCAGAAGAAGTTGAAGACCCAAAACAAGCAGCTGATGAAGCTCTTGATGAATTAGATTCTGTCCTTAAAACAGGTGAAGACTTTGATGAAGAAGATGAGCCTAAGAAAAAAGGTGGTAGAGCAAAGACAGATAAAAGTGGTCTAGTATCATTTTTGAAAAAGAGAATTGAAAACAATGAGATGTTTGCTTTTGATGATTATGATGAATCTAAACAATCTATAGATGATTATTTAGGTAACCTATCAGAAAAAGATGTTGAAGAACTATGGACAGCTAATGTTGACAATTTAAAACAAGAGGTTGCAGCAAAGACTCCAAAAGAGTTTTTTGAATCTCTACCTAATGAATTACAATATGCTGCTGAGTATGTTGCTAAAGGTGGACAAGATTTAAAAGGTTTGTTTAGAGCTCTTGCACATGTTGAAGAAGTTCGTGATTTAGATGTAAGAGAACCTGAGCATCAAGAAATGATTATTAGACAATACCTACAAGCTACAGGTTTTGGAAATAATGATCAAGAATTAATTGAAGATCAGATTCAAGAATGGGCAGAAAATGGTAACTTGTCTAAAAAAGCAAATCAGTTTAAACCAAAGCTAGATGATTTGCAAGAAGAAATGTTACAGTCTAAGTTAGCACAACAAGAACAATTTAAACAGCAACAACAGGCTAAAAAAGAAGCATACATGTCAAACATATATGAGACTTTAAAACCTGGAGAATTAAATGGTGTAAAGCTTGACAGTAGAAGACAAAAATTCTTATGGGATGAACTTACAACTGTTAAGTATGAAAGTGTTACAGGGAGACCTACAAACATGTTAGGTAAACTTTTAGAAGATTATCAATTTGGTAAAGAGCCAAGATATGATTTAATTGCTGAAACCTTGTGGTTACTTTCTGATCCAGAAGATTACAAAGAAAACATTAGAAAGCAAGCAAAGAATGAAGTAGTTGCAGATACAGTCAGAAAACTCAAAACAGAAGAAAGTCGCAAGATATCTTCTTACACAAGAGAAGAAGATGAAGACTCTAAACCTAATTCAAGAAAACTTTCAAGACAAACAAATATATTTAAAAGATAATAAATACTAACCTTAATTAAATTAAACAATGAGTACTCCTGTATTAAACAATGGTCTCTTTTTGCGTGACACTACTTATAAAGTAAGCTCGCATGTAGATTCATACCATTTGCAAAATATGCTTAAGACTTCAGAGCCTATGGATTTAGGACCTGTAGATTTATGGGCAATGACGCAAAAGGTTGAAATGCCTCTTTATCAGATGGCATCTTTTGGTGGTAAAAACACCATAATGGTAGACAATGCTCGTGGAGAGTATAAATGGCAAACGCCAATTGTACAAGATCTTCCATACATTGTAGAAGATGTTGAACCTACGCAAGCTTCTTTAGGTGCTGATGGTACAAACTTCAAAATTAAAATTAACAGACGTATGTTTGGATCAGGTGATATCATCACTTATGACAAATATAAAGGTCTAGAGCTTTACATTGTACCAAGTGAAGACATCCTTCCTACAGGAGATGGTTTCATCTATACAGTACAATTAGTAAACAACAACAACACTGCAACATTAGACAAAAAGTATCTTAAGCCTGGTACTAAATTCTTCAGAAAAGGTTCTGCAAGAGGTGAGTATGGTGAAAGATTCTCTGACATTGGAGAATTGCAGAATGGTTTTAGAGAGTACTACAACTTTGTTGGTGGTGCTGAAGCTCACGTACACTATTCTATTTCTTCACGTGCAGACATGATGATGAAAGGTGGTCTTAATGCAGATGGTACAGTTCCTGTAACAGAAATCTGGAGATCATTTGATAAAAACCTTGATCCATCTATCACTAAGATTGATGACATGGTTAAGTCTATGGGTAAAGAGTGGATCAAAAAATCTTATGATAATGGTAACTTGACTAGATCATTTGTTACTAATCTTGAAGCTGCTCACTTATCTAAAGTTGCTAATGACATTGAGACTTACTTGATGTGGGGACAAGGTGGTAGAATTAAACAAGATGGTCCAGATGATATTAGATTATCTGTAGGTCTTTGGTCTCAATTAGATAACTCTTACAAGAGAATCTATAACAAAGGTACTTTCAACTTGGAATTGTTCAGATCTGAAATCTTCAATTTCTACAATGGTAAAGTTGAATTCAAAGGTCCAGATCCAAACAGACAAATCATTGTTCAAACTGGTATGGCTGGTATGAGAATGGTTAATGAAGCTATTAAGAAAGAAGCATTCAGTGGAGCTGTTGGTAATGGATTAGTTGCAAATATGGATCAGTCAGGTACTGGTGCTATTTCAGGTAAAAATGCAATGGACTTAAATTTTGGATTTGCATTTACATCTTACACTATTCCTTTCTTGGCAAATGTTAAGTTTGTATTGAACCCTGCATTTGACAATGTTCACACAAATGATATTGAAAATCCTATCATTGATGGGTACCCATT